CTTCCGTGCAACGACAGACGACAGATACAAACTGCTGGAAGTTCAGGTCTATTTGGATTTGCCGGGGTTCGAGGATAAAGACGACGACGGCAAAGAAACAGAGATCGGCTTGCCATACATTGTGACTATTGAAAAAACTTCGCAAGAGGTTTTAGCTATTAGACGCAACTGGCACCCGGAAGATAAATCTTGCCAAAAGAGGAACCACTTTGTTCACTACCCGTATATCCCCGGCTTTGGATTCTATGCCTTCGGCCTTATTCACCTTATCGGCGCTTTTGCTAAGTCTGGTACTTCTATTATTCGTCAGCTTGTTGATGCTGGGACTCTATCGAATTTGCCGGGCGGTCTTAAGACTAAGGGCATGCGAGTCAAGGGTGATGACACTCCAATTGCACCCGGCGAGTTCCGAGATGTGGATGTCGCCGCCGGCACCATCCGGGACAACATCCTCCCACTTCCGTATAAAGAGCCGAGCCAAGTCCTCCTTGGATTGATGAACCAGATTGTTGAGGAAGGCCGTCGCTTTGCTGCTGCGGCTGACCTCAAGGTTGCTGACATGTCGGCCAACGCGCCGGTCGGCACCACACTGGCTATCCTCGAGCGCACCCTAAAAGTAATGTCGGCGGTGCAAGCGCGTATCCATTACGCGATGAAGCAGGAACTGAAACTGCTGAAAGACATCATCCGCGACTACACCCCGGATGAGTACGACTATGAGCCAGTGGAAGGTTCGCCACGTGCCAAGAAGTCGGACTACGACGATGTGGATGTTATTCCAGTGTCCGATCCAAACTCGGCCACGATGGCGCAGAAGGTTGTGCAGTATCAGGCAGTCATGCAGATGGCGCAGGCCAACCCGCAAATCTATGACATGGTGGAATTGAACCGTCAGATGTTAGAGGTGTTGGGCATCAAGAACATCGGCAAGCTGGTGCCGTCGGCTGAAGATCATAAGCCGAAAGATCCTGTGTCGGAGAACATGAACATCCTCAACGGCAAACCCGTTAAGGCGTTCATTTATCAGGATCATGAAGCGCATATCGCCGTTCACAAAGCAGCGATGGACGATCCGAAAATGGCAGCGCTTATCGGCCAAAACCCACAGGCAAACACAATCATGGCAGCGGCAATGGCTCATATCAATGAGCACATAGCCTTCCAGTACCGGATTGAGATTGAGAAGATGTTGGGTGTTCCGTTGCCAGAAATGGACAAGGAGCTGCCGAAGGAAATGGAAGTCGAAGTGTCTCGCATGATGGCCGCTGCGGCAGCCAAGTTGTTGCAGAAGGATCAGGCAGAGGCTGCTCAACAGCAGGCTCAGCAGGCGGCTCAAGACCCGCTAGTCCAGATGCAGCAGAAGGAACTCGAGATCAAGGAGCGCGAAGTTGGTATCAAGGAGCAAAAACTCCAAGTCGATGCCATGACCAACGCCGAGCGATTGGCTATCGAGCGGGAGCGTATTGCCTCGCAAGAGCAGATCGCAGGATTGCAAGTGGGTGCCAAAATCTCCCACGCGCAGGAGGAGCTTAACGCCAAGATGGAGTTGGAGGGCGTCAAGATTGGTGCGGAGAACGCCCGTAGTTTACGGCAGGAACAAAAGCCTGTCAGACCAACAAAGGAGTAATTAATGGACAAAACGCTTGAGGTGCTACTCAAACAGGTGCGGGACAAGCGTAATCAGATAGTTGAGGCTGTCGCCAACAACGCGGCCAAAGACTTCAGTGAGTATCAAAAACTCTGCGGCGAGATTCGAGGGCTGTCGCTAGTGGAGGGTTATATCTTAGACCTCGCAAAAAACATGGAGCATTTAGATGACTGAAATCGTAATCGCCAGCCAAGATGGCGAGACTTCAACGCTGCCAGAAACAGCCGAGGAGAAAGCAAGACAACTGCCGACACCAGTGGGGTATCACATCCTTGTGGCGCTACCGGAGTCGGAAGAGAAGTACGACAGCGGTCTAATCAAAGCGGACGAAACGCGGCGATTCGAAGAGGTTCTATCCACGGTGTTCTTCGTGGTGAAGCTCGGGCCAGATTGCTACAAAGACGAAAAGCGGTTCCCTGCTGGGCCGTGGTGTAAGGAAGGGGATTTTATTCTCGCCCGTCCGAACAGCGGCACTCGATTGAAGATACATGGTCGTGAGTTCAGATTGCTCAACGACGACTCTGTAGAAGCAGTCGTACAGGACCCACGCGGAATTAGCCGCGCATAGCAAAGGAGAAACAAATGCAGAAGATGGACACCGAGGATTTTAAATTCCCGGACGAATCTGAAGGGTCGGCAAAAGCGGCTGCTGAAGAGAAGTTCGAGTTTGAAATTGAGGACGATACCCCGCCGGAAGACAGAGGCCGTGAGCCTATGCCGAAGGAGATCGTCGATGAACTTGATAATGACGAACTGGAAGAGTATTCCGATAACGTCAAGACGCGCCTGAAGCAGATGAGGAAGGTGTATCACGATGAGCGTCGAGAGAAAGAGACGGCTCTGCGTGAGCATCAAGAAGCCTTGGCCTACGCCAAGCGCTTAATGGAAGAGAATAATGCGCTGAAAGGCCGACTGACGCAGGGCGAGCAGATCTTTGTTGAGACTGCAAAGAATGCGGCAGAGTTGGAACTTAGTGCAGCCAAGAAAGCATACAAAGATGCGTATGACCTTGGCGACGCAGACCAACTGATTGAAGCGCAAGATCGCTTGTACAAAGCTCAGTCTAAGTTGCAAAAGGTGGAAGATTTTGTTCCGTCTAGACATGAGCAAGAAACTGATGTACAACCCGTTTCTAATTCAGTACCTCGTCCTGACCAGAGGGCAGTTGCGTGGCAAGAGCGCAATGACTGGTTCGGTAAGGACGAGGAAATGACTAGCTTGGCTCTGGGCTTGCATCAGAAGCTGGTCAACCAGTACGGGGCGTCATATCCGTCCACGGACGAATACTGGAAGAAGGTTGATGACACGATGCGTCGTCGATTCCCAGAGCATTTTGAAGAACGGGACCCGGCCCCTGCGCAGGACACAAGAACCCAGCGCGAGAAACCCGCTCCTGTAGTAGCTCCGGCTACGCGAAGCACTGGTTCCAAAAAAATCAAGGTCTCGCAAACGGCAGTCAATACCGCAAAAAGATTGAACGTGCCACTGGAGAAATACGTACAGGAAATGATGAAATTGGAGGGTAGAAATGGCTGAGAACCGTCAACCGCGTAACGCGGAAACTCGTATTGAAACGCAGCGTCCCCAGCAGTGGACGCCCCCGGAGCTTCTGCCAGAACCAGATAAGCAACCCGGATTTGCGTATAGATGGATTCGCGTCTCGATGCTAAACAAGGCAGACCCACGCAACATTTCCGCCAAACTACGGGAAGGCTGGGAGCCAGTAAAGATCGAGGAGCAACCGAAGTTCCAACTGCTAGTCGATCCCGATAGTCGCTTTAAGGACAATGTCGAGGTTGGTGGGTTGTTGCTTTGCAAGACTCCGCAAGAGCTGGTAGATCAGCGTAATAGCTACTATCAGAAGCAGTCCGAAGGACAGATGGAGTCGGTAGACAACAGCCTGATGCGCCAGAACGATCCGAGGATGCCGCTGTTTAATGAGCGGAAATCGTCGAGCTCGTTCGGGAAGGGAAGTTAATCTAAACTTTTTGGAGCTAAACATGGCTTTTCCGACTGTATCGGCCCCCTACGGGCTAAAGCCGATCAATTTGATCGGCGGTCAGGTGTTTGCGGGTCAGACTCGCGAACTCCCGATTGCCAGCAATACTGCTGGCGCTATTAACAACGGCGACATCGTTCGTCTATCGTCTGGCTTCATCGTCAAAGAGACTGGTACTACTACTGTCTCGGCAACCGGTGTTGTTGGCGTGTTTGTTGGTTGCAGCTATACCAATCCATCGACAGGTCAAATTCTGTTCGCTAACTCGTACCCCGGTTCGGTTGTTGCTTCGGACATCGTGGCTTACGTTGTTGACGATCCAGATGCGTTGTTTAAAGTCGCTGTGACTGGTAGTGCAACTTCGACCACTATCACCCCGATTGATAACACCATTTTGGGTAACAACTTGGCTATTTCGCAGCCTGCGGCGAACACCACTATTTCGGGTAACTCGAATATCGGTGCTTTCGATTCTGGCTCGAATACAGCGTTTACGCTGCCATTGCGTGTCGTTGGTCTGGTTGAAGAGACTGTCGATGCAAGCGGTAACTACAGTGAAGTTATCGTTAAGTGGAACATGCCGTATATCACTCTGACGGAAGGTACCCCTAACGTCGTGGCGTATAACGGCGGTCATTCGTATTACAACCCGACCGGCACTGCCAACGTATAAGGGAGCTAAATCATGGCTATTTCACGCGCACAACTACTGAAAGAGCTGCTCCCCGGCCTGAACGCACTGTTCGGCATGGAGTACGCTCGCTACGGCGAAGAGCACAAGGAAATCTACGAAACCGAGACTTCCGAGCGTTCCTTCGAAGAAGAAACCAAACTGTCTGGCTTCAGTGCCGCACCGGTTAAGAACGAAGGTTCTGCAATCGCGTACGACAACGGTCAGGAAGCTTGGACTGCTCGATACAACCACGAAACCATCGCACTGGGTTTCTCGCTGACCGAAGAGGCCATCGAAGATAACCTGTATGACAGCCTGTCGGCTCGTTATACCAAGGCGCTGGCTCGTGCTATGTCCTACACCAAGCAGGTCAAAGCAGCGGCTGTCCTGAACAACGGCTTCACCAACCAGTCGCAGTACTACGGCGGCGACGGCGTGCCTCTGTTCTCGGCATCTCACCCGCTGGTTGGCGGTGGCACTAACTCGAACATCCCTTCGACACCTGCCGACTTGAACGAAACCTCGTTGGAAAACGCTGTTATCCAGATCGCAGCATGGACTGACGAACGCGGCCTGCTGATCGCAGCTAAGCCACGTAAGCTGGTCGTTCCTCCGTCTCTCCAGTTCGTTGCTACTCGTCTATTGGAAACCGAACTCCGCGTCGGTACCGCTGATAACGACATCAACGCTCTGAAGAACAACGGCTCGATTCCAGAGGGCTACACGATCAACCACTTCTTGACCGATAACAACGCATGGTTCCTGACCACTGACGTTCCTAACGGCATGAAGCACTTTGTTCGTACCCCGCTGGCTCAGTCAATGGACGGGGACTTCGACACTGGCAACGTCCGTTACAAGGCTCGTGAGCGTTACTCGTTCGGCTGGTCTGACCCGCTGGGTATGTTCGGTTCGGCTGGGGCGTAAGCTAAAACCTAGGCTTTATGCGGGTTTCAGAAGGGGCTTCGGCCCCTTTTGTTTTTCTTGTTGTGTTACTGGTTCAGATTGAGCGAGCGTTACAGAAATCAAGTTGGCGTTACAGAAATCAAGTGGGAATCTTATGTTCGATGGTCATTCAAATATCTTGACGCCCCTCTTGCGCAGTA